GGGGCCGCGATTAAAAATCAAAATATACTGAGCCTTATAGCCACAGCAATTATGGATTTTATATACAGAAAACCTCGGCTTTATTGTTCTTGCGTAAGTTATGGGGATTATAAATATCGCGTCGATAAATGGCGAAAAGCGAAGATTATAAACGGCTCGACCCGGAGTCGGTCGCGCCATTAAACGAACTTTGTAAGATGACCGCAACCGATCGGTCGGACGGTCGGGAGTGTTTGCAAGCGGCGGGATTGAAACCGCTTATCGTTGGGCGGGCGCATCTTTACCCGGTCGTCGCCGGGGTTCGTGCTTTGTGCGATCGGAAGCTCGGCCAAGCTCCCGCCGACGAACGCAACCTCGCCCAAGCGGAAAAGGTTCGGCTCGAAACGCAAATCCTCGAGGGGCGGTTCCGACCTATCGCCGAACTCGAAGAGGCGATCGGCGTTATCGGCGCGGCGATTACTCGAGTCGTCGAGGAAAGCGAACTCGACGCCGACCAGCAAGAGAAGATCGCACAAACTGTAATCGCCGCCGTTCAAGGATTAAAGGAAGGCGTCGAAGAATGAGCGCAAGCATCGAGGCCGGGATTAAAGCTTTAACGACCGCGATCCGCGTTCGTCCTCGGATACCGTTCGAGCGTTGGGCGGAGGAAAACATTCGCGACGCCGACGGCGTGTTTCGGTTTCGTCCTTACCAAATAGTCCCGGCGGCTTCGATATTCGATCCGGCGATTTACTCGGTATCGCTTCGGCAATACTCGGGCGCGGGCAAGACTTACTTGTTCGCGGCGGCGATGGCCTACGCGGTCGCACAATTAAAGCTTAATATCGCGACGCAATTCCCGACCGCGAAACAAAGCGAGGACTGGTTAAGGCGAAAGCTCAAACCGTTTCTCGTGAACACAAGCGCGACCGATTCGATCAAGACCGTCCGCGATGTTGCCGGGGGAATTTACTGGCAAAACGGCGCGAGTATCGAGGTAAGCGGCGCGAACTCCGCGTCGGTAACAAGAACGATCGAAGCGCACTGGACGAACTCCGAAGAGATCGACGCCTATATTCAAGACGCAAGCGACGAGGGCGACAAGGTGAAGGTTTTCGAGAAGCGAACCAGGGGGCGCGGTTTACAAATTCACACGCGCTCCGCTTACCCCTCTGTTAAGGGACACTCTCAAATCGACGCGGCGTTCGATAACTCGGATCGGTGTAACTGGTTTATGGATTGTCCTCGATGCGGCGTCTCTCGTTACTGGCATCCTCGCGAAATTGTTTGGCCGGATGATCGACCGGAAAAGGCGGAGGTCGAGTGTCCCGAGTGTTCGGGATTATTCAGCGACGCGGAACGCCGGGAGTCGTGCTTGTCTTCCGGTCATTGGAAGAATCGCGACGGCGAGACGGTCGGCGTCAACGACCCGCCGCCGTTAAAGTATGGAAGTAACCGAGGGTTTCATCTTAATTGTATGGCGCACGTCGGCGCATACGACGAGAGCCGGACGAGTTACCTCCACGAGATCGCGGCGGAATGGGAAGCGGTAGAGGACGCGCCTAACCCGGAGAAAGCACGACGCGCCGTCGTCAATACAATGTGGGCGGAATCGTATTCGCTCGCCTTTGAGGAAAAAGCGAGAACGCCGGCTTTACTTCGCCAACGGGAAGACTACGACCCCGCCGTTATGCTTCCCGAAGAAGTGATCGCTCTCACTTGGGGCGGAGACGTAAACAAGCGATTTCTCTCCGCCGTTATTATGGGATGGGGATTAAATGGAGAGAGTTGGGCGATCGATTACGCCGACTTACAAGGTCACGTCGACAACCCGGAAACATGGAAACGACTCGAGCGGTTTGTTTTTCAAAGCTTCCGCCATCCGTTCGGGATCGAGATTAGTTGTTTAAAAGGTTGCCTCGATACTCGGTATCAAAAGAGCATCGCGAGAAAGTGGGTTTCGAACTACACCGGGCGCGGCGTGGTTGCGGTTACCGGGTCGAACCAGTTAGGGGTTCCCATTATCGACCGGGCATCGAGGGACAAAGAGTCGCGAATTACCGTTCAATCGATCGGAACACACGAGGCGAAGGACTTACTTAATCAACGCTTGCAACTTCGCCCGCCGGAGGACGGCGAGGAATACCCGGAAAACTTCAAACATTACCCAAGGACGAACGCTTTCGGAGCGTCTTACTTTCGCGGACTAACCGAGGCCGAGGAGAGCTTTTATAAACGCGCACCTCGCGACGGCGAGCTTTATCCGTTTTACCAAAAGACCGAGGAATGTTACAACGGCAATCTCAGGAACGAACCCCTGGATTGTGAGGTATACGCGCTCGGAGCACTCAAGCTTTTAAACATCAACCTCGCCGGACATCGCGAAGTATTGAAAGCGCGGGCAAGTAATCCGGCAACTTCAAAACAACCGCGCCGAAAGATTCCTCGCCGGAACTCGTTTATCGGAAAGCTAAGTTCATGATCGAGATCGGAATAACACGCGAGGCAAGGCTCGAACCTTATCAAAAGGTTTATCACGAAATCCTAGCTCTCTCGGCGCGTGAATGGCAAACCGCATACAACGAAGGATACATCGGCGAAGCGGGCGAAGTAATCCCGCACAATTACCGACTCAAGCGAAACAACGGACTCCTCGGCGGATTTAATGGAGTTTATCGAATCGCCGCCCTCGAGGAAACGGCGAGCTTCTTTCGTTCCGGCGGGCATAACCAATGCCTCGACGCTCTCGGGATTGAACCGCTTACATGGTCGGAAACTTTAACCTTTCTCAAACGCGGCGCAAAACTTCGCCCGCAACCAACGAACCGACAAGCACTTCGAAAAATGAAAACGGAACCCGTCGCATGGATTAGCCGAAACGCGCTCGAAACCATTACCCGCCATCCTCGCGCCAAGCTTGGAACGATCGCGGTTTATACGACCTTATGCATTCTCGCCGGGGAGGAAAACGAGGACTCGTTCGACATCAATCCGCAATCTTCCGCCGAGCGTTTCCGGATTAGCGAAAAGACTTATCGCGACTCGCTCCGGTTGCTTGTCGAGCTTCGTTTGATCCGTTGGGAAAAAGGAAAGCGCGGGATCGGCGACCGGGTCGACCTGTTAAGCGTCGCGGCGATTTAACTAACTATCGGGCGACGCGGGATTCGTCGACGTTTGTTTGTGGCATTTTCACAACCTCCAGCCGCCTTGTATGCGGGCGATAGTAACGAATGGACGAAAGGGTTCACGAAATACCCGGCGACGACTCACGTCGCCCGATGGGTTTTCTCGACGATGAACGCCGACCCGGTCGTTCTTTACGGAACGGCAAACGGTAGCGACTTCGACTTTTCACTTACTCCCGAACTCAGCGCGGGCATGATTGCGGGCGAGTGGACTTGGGCTTGCCGGGTCACCAAGATAAGCGGAACCGAAAGCAAGATCGCCGCCGTCGGGAATTGCACAGTCCGACCCGATCCCGCCGCACTTAATAAAACCAAGAGCCGAAACGAGAAGATTCTCGGCCTTATCGATGCGGCACTCGAGGAACGCGCCGTCGACGTCCAAGAGTCTTTTGGATTGCTTGGCCAAGACATTACGAAAACGAGCGCGGTCGATTTAATGGCGATGAGGAATCGTTATCAAGCACTCGTTAACAAGGAAAAACAAGTCGAGGAATATCGGAGAACCGGACAACGTCGGCGACCCGGTCGAATCTATTTAGGATGATAAAACGCATCGACAAAAAAACGGGGGTAATAACGTTAAAGGATTCGAAGCCAAAAGCGAAACGCGGGTTCGCCTCGGTTAACAATCCTCAATTCCTTTCGTCGTGGTCAACGCCAACGACCGACGCAAGCACCGAACAACGCAACGCGGCGGAGCGTTTACGGAATCAAGCTCGCGATCTTGAGAGAAACAATTCTTACGTCGTCCGCTTTTTAAACGAATGGATTTCGAACATCGTTGGGACTGGATACAACTTTTCGAGCCTTGCGGTTAATGCACAAGGGCGCGAGGACAAGGGGGCGCGTGAGATCATCGAGAACGCGTGGAAGGACTTCCAGAGCGCGAGAATATGCACCGCGTCCGGCGATATGCCTTATCGCGAGTTTAAGGGATTAAGTGAAAGAGCTTGTGCCCGCGACGGCGGCGTTTTAATTCAAATCCTACGGGGATTCGATAACCCTCACAATTTCGCGCTTCACTTACTCGAGATCGATCGGCTCGACATCAATTATAACGAGGCGAGCAACAAGGACGGGAATCGCGTTATAATGGGCAAGGAGATCGATCAATATGGTCGACCGATTGCTTACCATTTGCTCGGAAATCATCCGGGCGACCAATACGGAACACGCGGAAGGCAAAGACGAACACGCGTCCCGGCGGATCAAATAATACACCGCTATTATCGAACACGAGCGGAGAGCTACCACGGCCAAAGCTTAATCGCACAAGCGAACGTCGCCCTCCAACACCTCGAGCGATTCGAGGAGGCGGAGTTAATCGCGGCGAGAACTGGCGCGTCGAGTGTCGCGGCCATCGAGCGAACCGAGGGCGCGGAATGGAGCGGAGCGGACGCGGAAGATCGGACGGTCGAACCCGGTGCGGTTTGGGAGGGAGAACCCGGCGAATCCTTTAAGTTATTATCAAGTAATCATCCTAGTCAGAATTATACATCCTTTCGCGACGGTATCCTTAAAGGTGTGTGTTCGGGCTTGCTTTCCTCGTTTCATACCGTCTCGCAAAGCTTCGAAGGAATTTCTTATTCTTCGCTCCGCGAGGGGAAGTTAAACATTAAAGCGTTAACCCAAGTCTACCGGGCGATGAACATCGAGCGCGAGGAAGAGCCGATCTTTCGAGCTTGGTTGTCGACCGCTCTCAGGACGGGAGTAATTAAAAATCTCCCGGCGTCGAACTTTGAGAACCTTGCGAGAGGATCGTTTACCGGGCGCGGCTTCGAATGGGTCGACCCGAAAAAAGACGTCGAAGGATTGCGGGTCGAATTGGCAATCGGCGCGACTTCACTTTCGCGGGCGGTTAAAGAACGACTCGGCGTCGGACTCGACGTAATTATTGCCGAACGAAAAGCGGACGCGGAAGCATTCGCGGCGGCGGGCTTACCGGTTCCCGCTGAGTTCGGAAGCGCGTCCGACGATGGCGTTGCCCGCACACTCCAACAAGTTTACCTCGCTGTCGGGAAAGTAATTACCGCCGAGGAAGCGCGGCAAATCGTAAACGACGCGGGCGGAAATCTCGTCGACGCCCTACCACCTGGATTTGGCGAACTATCGAAACCGGAAGAACCCGACGAAGATTAAATAATGGAACGAGGATTTCGAAGTTTTAAGATTGAACCGAGCGCGGGCGATAGCTCGAAGCCTCGGCGCGGTGTGTTAACGACTCAACAGCCGATAAGCTCATTCGACTTTTTTCGCAACGAATGGGTCGACGAAGTTCTCCTCATGTCCGGCGCACAACTACGCGGCGCGACTTTACGCTTACTCGACACGCATTCGACCGAATCAATTAAGGACGTCGTCGGATCGTTTCGCGATATTCAAACACACCCCGCCGGGACTCGCGGCGTCCCTTATCCATTCATCGACGGCGAACTCGTGTTCGCGGATACCGAGGCCGGACGGAATGCGAAAGAACTTGTCGAGGCCGGACACGTCACCGAGATGTCGGTCGGTTATCGATACGACGACAACGACAAAACATATATCGCCGAAGGAGAACGCCAAGAAATCGAAGGCGTTACTTACGAGGGGCCAGTAAACGTCCGCCAGCGTTGGGAATGTCAAGAGGCGAGCGTCGTCCCAATAGCGGCTGATAATCTCAGCCTCATAAGATCGCTTAACAATTTCGCGGATACCCGCAAGACAATTTCTGAAGAAACACAAAGCAACCTCGAAGGAGTGACATCCGACGCGGTTTCGGTCAATGACACGACCGAGGCGAGGGTTCAATCGGAAAACCAAACAACAACAACAACAACCTTAACCATTAAAGACATGGAAAAAAATAACGAAGAGGCTAAAGCCTCTCGCGATAATTCCGCCGAAACCGCCGCCGCCGTCAAGAGTCACAAAGACGCTCTCGACAAGCGGGCGGAGGCTATTTTCGCCGCCGCCGAGGAAATCGGCGATACCGATTGGGGATTCGAACAGTTCCGCTCCGGTAAAAGCGTTGAAGAAGTTCAGCGCGAAGCTATCGCAAAATTGAAGGATTCGAACGCTCGCGTCGGTCATAGCATCGAGGAAGAGCCTATCGGATTGAGTAAAAAGGAATCAAAGAGCTACTCGATCACCCGCGCTATCCGTTCATTGATGAACGGTCGCAAGGTTGACGGCCTCGAGGGCGAAGTTTCAGACGTAATCGCAAAGCGTAGCGGACGCGAAACCGACGGATTTTTCGTCGCTTCTCAGCGTGACCTTACCGCCGCCGTTTCAGGAACCGAAGGTTCCGAACTGGTTGGAACCGATCACCTCGGCGAATCGTTTATCGACGTGCTTCGTCCGAACATGGTCGCGGGAAATCTCGTTACGACTTTAAGCGGACTCGTTGGCGACGTTTCCATTCCTCGCAAAACAGCCGCAAGTTCGGCAAGTTGGGCGGCGGATGAAACAACCGCACACGGCGAGAGCGATCCGACCCTTGATAACCTGACATTGACACCGAAAAGCCTCGGTTGTTATACAGACGTTTCGCGTCAACTCTTGCTCCAGTCCTCGCCGGACGCGGAACAAATGGTTCGCGACGACCTCAACCAAGCACTCGCGATTGGCATTGATCAAGCAATTCTGAGAGGTAGCGGATCGAGCGGACAGCCGACCGGAGTCGATGGTAATTGTGATTCCACGCATAATCAGGTAACCGTATCAACGCCCGCCGCTCCCGATAAGGCGGAGCTGTTTAGCTTTATCGAAAAGATCGACACAGCTAACGCGCTCGGCGGCGATCTTGCTTGGATTACAACTCCGGCTCTCGCTTCTTACCTAAAACAAACGCTTATCGATTCCGGCGTCGGCGGTTCCATGTGGGACTTGCCTTCGAACACGGTTCTCGGATACAACGCGTTTTCCACAACTCAAGCCGACGAAAACGATCTCTTTTTCGGAGATTGGAAAAACGGCTACGTTTTGGGCATGTGGGCTGGAGGGATGAGCATTAGCCTCGACCCTTATTCCGGCATGAAGCAACGAATCGTTACCCTTGTCGCCGACGTCCTCGTTGACGGCGCGATTCGTAACAATAGAGCAATCGCCGAAGGAGTCTAATCCATCGGGTTTGATATAATCACGGGTAACCCTCGGCGGTAACATTGCCGCCGGGGGTTACTTTACCCGATGAACAAAGTCGAAAAAGCTTCCGAACTTTCGTTTCGTTTTGCGTTGCGAAACGGGTCGGAACTTTTGAGCTTTAACGGCGAAAGCATTCCGGCACTCTTAATCGAGTCGCCGACCCTCTCCGGCAACCGTTCGATATACGGACGAAACAAAGCATCGAAGGTTGCGACCGTCGGCGTTCTTAAGTCCGACTTGAAGTCGCGCCCGCAACCGGGCGACCGCGTTAAGCTCGGCGACTGGGAGGCACAAATAACATCCGACGGGATTCTCGACGTTCCGGGCGGTTATCAATTCGAACTCGAATCCGCTCGCTCGTAATGGCTCAAGAGGTTGCTAGTCCCGCTTGCCTTGAAGCATTCGCCGAGAATCAACTCGCGACATTAATCCGCGCACAACTCACCGCGCCGGATTCGATGGTTCTAACCGGGAACGGCACTCGGGAATTAATCGAGGAAGGCGAACCGTCGATCGTGGTCACGGTTATTCGGCAAGAGGAAGACCCGCCACAGACGGGTTGGTGGTTGTGCGATATCGAGGTTTGTCTTGATCCAGCGGGCGCGGATGGCGACTGGGTCGACGCTCGAATGTTAGAAATCGAAAAGGCACTCGGCAACGGCGACGACGACCTTAAGGCAAGCTTAACGACCGGGCGTTTGCATTGCATGACCGGGAGCATTCGAACCGACGCGCCGCTCGAAACCGAGGACGAGGACGGTTTGAGATGGTTTCGCCTCTCGGCTTATTTAGGACTCACCGCCTCTTAACTATCGCAACTCCGCGAACCTCTTTATCTTTTATTTATGACTCCTTCCTACATTGGAAACGCAAGCGGACTACAACGCGGAATAGGCGCGGACGAAACCGGAATAAAGGTTTCGAGCTTTACAACCACGATCGAAAACCCTCGGGAATACTGTTACTCAAAAGAGGGAACTCGTAACGGGTGGGCTGAAAATTTTGATCCATCAATTAGCGTGGCCATTGAGGGAGAGCTTTCCGGAACGACCGAAGTCGCCGCCGCTAAATTCGGAACCGCTTTGACATTAGCAAACAGCAACTCCGCCAAACTTGCCGACGTTGACGGAACTGACACTTACGCCGGAATTACCGACGCGGGCGGATGGTATCTCGACGAGTCTTTGACGATTACCGAGAGTCGCGACGGGTTTAAGACATTCTCCGCGACGTTCCTTAAACTTCCCGAAGTTAGTTAATGCCTTCGCACAAAGAACACCTCGAACGAGAACTCGCCGAAGCTGAAAAACGCGGCGACAAAAACGCGATTAAACTTTTAAAGGCCGCGCTCGGCATCACTACCAAGCGCAAAGCCAAACCGCCTGTTATGGCAACCCGTTAAAAAAACCCGAACACCTGGAACACGACGTCGACGCGTCGCCTTCCCTCCGTTGAAAATGTCACTCGAAAGCGATCTTACTCGCGGCGCACATACTACACAAGACGCGGTCGAGGCCGCCGTTTTAATGACTCTCGGCTGTAATCCGATCGAGGGCGGCGAAGTCTCAAACGTTTACACCGAAGCCAAACCGCGCCGACCCGGTCAACCCGGAGAGGTCTTTTACCATGTGTCCCGCGATTCGAGTTTTCCGGGAACAAGTTCGACTGTAATCGCGAAGGGGTTTAAGGATAAAGACGGAATCGCCGCCGAGGAACTCGACGCTTTAATTGATAGCATTCCCGACGCAAACATTCGCGACCAAATCAAGTCGCGATTACCGAGGGCGATCGCGTCCTTTTGTCGTGCCGCAATCGGCAACCGCGAAAAGCTTAAGTCGTGGTGGAGAGCCGCGCCGGAAGAGGTTTATATCCGAAAAGGAAAAAAAGGTTTTCTCGTTCCGCGAAAAAATCCCGGACTCGCGAAGAAATTAGGATTATGACACCAAACGACGACAACTTTATTAATTCGATGAACGGCGCGGAATGGGAAGGAATCCCGCTTTATACCTCGATTTTGCACTTTACGATTGCCGAGGCACTCGTTAACGGATCGACGGGAAGCACTCACGAAAAAGCGTTCGCGCCTTTTTACGCATACGCAACGCCGCCGGATGAAGTCGCCGCGCTTTACTCGAGGTTGAGACGCAACCCGGACGCCGTTCATATCGAAGCGATCGAGTTCGCCGACGGTCACAACCTGACACCGGGAAGCGAGCGACTAATTTCCTTGATCGAGAAAATAAACGAAGTAACCGACCAAGTTCTCGAGAGCCGAGACGACCCGGAAACGGACGACGACGAACCGGAGGGAATGCCGGGAAAGTCTCATTCTTCGCCCGCTATGCCTTAAGGATTGCGGGCGCGTTTCCATCGATGCAACCCGCCGAAATATTAACTCGTTTCCCTTATGCCGTCGGTCTTCAATTTTACACGCTCACTCTCGAAAAAGAGGGTTACAAGTTCGAGGGCGAAATCGAGGGGGCGAGCTTCGAGGAAATCGCCGGGATCGCGTAAGGTTTACCCGCGCCCTCGCGTTATCTTTTGCGACGTTGACGAGACGCTAATCGTCGACGGGCGCGTTAATGCTTCCCTCGTTTGTTGGTTAATGGCGCGGGCGGAGGAAGGTTTTACAATTAATATATGGAGCGCGAGAGGCGAACGGGCGGCGGTTGATGCGGTCGCCCGTTGCAACCTCGGCGGGATCGTGAACGCGACCCTTTCAAAACCGGGAATCGTTGTCGATGATCTCGGATGGGATTGGACGCAATACACAAGGACAATCGACCCGACCTCGTTAACCTATCCCGCGCCGGATCAAGGGGGTAACGTGTGAGATGGTGAACGTTCGTCACAAAATCACAAATCACAAGGATTGGAATCGGGCGTTCCATCTTTACGCTAAAAAGGCGCACAAAAAAACGGAAGCGGAAATCATCAATCGAGCCGCCGGAAAAGCGACCTCGAGAGCGTTGGCACTAACACCACGGGCGGACATTACCGACCGTCCTCTCGGGAAGGAATACAATCCGAAGATCAAATCGCGTTGGGGAACATATAAGGGGAGGACTTGGTATGCATTCATGGCGAAAAAAGGTTTTAAGAAAGGAAACATTTTCGCCGCCGCTCAAGAGAAATACAATGATCGCCGAGGCGCAAAAGGTTCAATCGCGGCGGGATTCATTAAGCCGATCCGCGAGTTTGGAACGGGCGGGAAAATGAACGTTCGAGGTTTTGGAGAATCAAAGCTCAAAACCGGCGGTTCGGTTTCTAGGTCGTATGGGAAAAAGGCTCGGTCGCGACGCGGTAAAACAAAAGCGGTCGCACATAACGCCGTCGCGGGTTCTGATCCGATCGCGCTCCCGGCAATGAAACAAGGAATTACTGATCAAATAGAAGATATGCGACGCTGGGCGTTAGGATTAACACAAAAGACCGCTCGAAAATTTAAACAAAGAAAGAGAGTATAATGGCCGGACGCGCACAATTACACACGGTTTTCACTGGCGACGACTCGCATTTTCAAAGAACAGTCCGACGCGTGCAAGGGGCGGGACAAAGAGTCGCCGCGATCGGTTCTAAGCTTACAGGCGCACTCGGCGCACTTGGCGCGGGCGTTGGTTTTAAGCATATCTTGGACACGGTCGACAAGATCGAGAAAAAGGCGTTTGGTTTAAACATGACGAGCGAAAGCTTGCAACGCTTAACGTTTGTCGCCGAACAATCCGGCGCGAAGTTCGAACAACTACAAGCGATCCTGTTCCGCTTAAAGCGGCGAACCTCGGAAGCTTTAACGAAACCGACCTCGGCGGCGGCGGAAGGGTTTAAAAAGCTTGGAATCAATGCCGAGGAATTTAAGAATCTTAGCGGCGATCAAATGCTTTACCGATTCGCGGACGCGTTCAAGGAAGGCGGCGAGGACGTAATGGCGACGGGCGCGGCGATGGGCGTCCTCGATACCGAGGTTCGAGAACTAATTCCGATGTTAAAACTCGGATCGGAGGGAATAAAGGAAATCGGAAAGGAGGCGCACTTTTGGGGGCCGGAAGCGGGCGCGGCGATTGAAGGATTAAAAGACAAGTTTCACGCGTTAGCAAATAAAGGAATTGTCGCGGCTGTAAAGATGATTGAAAAATGGGTCAAGGCGGTTGAGTGGGTCACTGAAAAAATCGAATATTTAATCGATACGGGAATGGGCGCATTTTTGGGACTGACTGATTCGAACCTTACGGTTGGCGAAGGTATAGCGGGAGCGAGGGCAAACCGGGAACGAATGAAAAAGGACAAAAAGGATCGCGAGGATAAAATTGCAAAAGCAAAAGAAAAGCTTTCCGACCCGACCGGAATACAATCGGCAACAAAAGCCGCAAAGAGCAAAACCCGAGCGGGAGGAAAATATGGCGAGTTTGAAATGGTCGCCGGATTTGCGGCGGGCGGAGCGGGCGCACCGTTGGCGAGCGCGGCCAAAAAATCACAAGACCAAACAAGGAAGTTTTTAGACCACGCAACGAAGAACTCCGACCTGATTCTTAAAGGACTTAACAAAATAACAAGAGGGATCGCGACATAATGGCAAAGCCAAGGTATAAAGGAATTACAAAATTTCAGCAAGTCGCCGGGTTGACGCATGGAGTCGACGAGGAGGGTTTGCAATGGATCGAGGTTCCTTATGTGGGAGCGCATGGGAAAGCAAGCGAGTTCATCGCTAAGTATCCCGCCGGGGCGACTTGCCCGATTAAAGGATTCGAACATTTGCGATCGAGAACTTATCCGGAGATTACTCAGGATAACGGCGCGTATTCTTCCGCGATCTTACGATTCGAAGGCGTTCACCCTTCGGAATCTAGCGGCGAGGCAAGCTCCGCAAGCATTAAATACACGAAGGAACTTAAGTCGATCTCTTTAACCGATTCGAATAACCCGGATAAAATCCCGGCAAATTTCACTTACGAAGCACCGATCGTTGTCGCAACTTACAAAACAAAATCAGAGCCGAATAAGTATCGGTATAAAAAGAAAATTACAGACCAAGCTTGTCCGACTTTAATTCGATTCGAGGGCCCGGATGATACAACCGAACCAAGGCTAATTTCATCTTGGAACCCTCAGATTGTCGAAGCTCCGGCAAACGGGATAATCGTTTGTAGAACTCATTCAGTTATTCAAGAAAAAGAGCAAGTTCGCGGCGAAGGGTTTTGGAATGTTACCGAATATCACGCGAAATTTCTCGAGGCTAGATAATGCACGAACCGCCAAAAAAAGCGCGAAAGGGTTTAAAAAGTCACGTTCGCGATATTAACGCGCTCCGCGAGTTTGTTTTAAAAACTCGCCTCATGCCCGATAACGGTTTCGAGGAAACGGCGTCGGGAATCAAACCGCCGCCTCGCTATCGCGAATATGTTCCGATGTGGTCGCCGGGATTTTCTCGAACCGATCGAACAACGGGAAACGGTCAAACCTTTTTCTTTTTTAGGCGTGGAGGAATTGTTCTCGTCCCCTATCATTCCGGCTCAACGGTCACACAAATTCCGCAACATTCGAGCGTCCCTTTAATTCCTTTAATGCAAGACGCTATAACCGAAAGCCAAATGGAAATCATTGTTTCTCCTTCCGGTAGAGACGGAGGGACAAAACCTCCGGTTTTAATTGCACCGAGAAAAAATTCAGCTTTTAACGGAAAAAGCGTCGTCGTTCTTGATATTTCATTCACAGGCCGCGCTGAGAATATAGGCGGAAGACAATTCGACGACGGTTCCTATTCTTCCGGCGTTCGAATCGATACCGGGTTTATCGGAGGAAATACGGGTTCCGCATTATCGGGCGGCGATGCTCACACTCACTCCGGATCGACTTTAACTGTCGATCAGAACAAAGTCGCGGTTCCTTTAAGTGAGTATAATTATGCGGCATCTTCTACGACAGCCGCGACAGTTTCTCTTGTTAATGTCGACGACTTCGAAACCGCTCCAAAAGACGGAACCGACGAATCGGGTTCTTTAAATACGCGGATTCCTCTCGGTTGGTTTCAGTTGGACGAACAAGGTTATTTAATAGATTCCCAATGGTACGCCGAGGGGACTTTGACGGTCGCGCTTCCTACTGGGTTATTGAAGAGTGAATCGAGCGATCCAAGTCGCGACCCCGATAATATTACCTTTCCAAGCGAAGCCTCTGACTATATTTTGCCAATCGGCGCGGACTAATGGTCGAGATCGTTCGATTACCCGCCGACTTCGTTTTTCTTCTCTCAAATCGGCACGTCGGTCGACTTAACCCCGAGGTAATAAAGGACATCGAGGCGAACGGATGGCGCGAGGGCGAAGTCGTTTCGCTTTCTTTGTTTCCCGGACATCACCCCGCCGTCACTAATGGCAATCATCGCCTCCGCTGGTTACACGAAAACGGACGCGGATCGATGAAAGTCCCGGTCGAGATTAAGATCACCGCGCCGGGTTTCGAGTAAACTATCCCGCCGACTTCTCGGGTATTAGGTTAGTTTGTGACTTCAAGTTTTAAGCTTTCCGGCGATCAAACCTTCGACGAGTCGTTCGTTACGGGTAAAGACATTATTTTTCGGTCGTCCGAAGCGGCGGACACTGGAACCATAACCGCGTGGGGAACCCGGTCGTCGGGCGACAAATACGGCGTCGCGATGACTAGCGAGAGCGCGGGCGGCAAGGTTGAAAAAAGCACGTCGGAAACATGGAGCGCGGTTAATCTTGTAACGATTCCCTCGGCTTATACTGGTATCCTTTCCGCTTACGTCGACAACGGCTCGAAAAGCGAGGGGGATATTCGAGTCGATTCCGCGCCTTCGGCGGATGATACGATAAGCGTCGGACTTGCTGGGTTCGTAATAACGGGAACTTTTAAAAGCTCCGTCTCGGGAACGAACGAGATCAAGATCGACGGCACGACCAATACCGCGAAGAACATCGCCTCGTGGATTAACGACTCGGCGGGATCACTTGGGACGACCGAGGGAACCGATTACAATTCGAGCGCGGCGAATCCTTATCTCGTCGCCTCGGTAGCGTCCGACGGCGTCGTTACCCTAACCGATAAGCTCGCAATCAATCGACAACTCGATTATTCAATCACACAAGGAACCGGAAGCACCTTGACAATCCGAACCCCGGTCGGAGGCGTTGACGGAACCAAGCTCGGCGAACTCAGCGTCGGGAATACCTCGATTAGTGATTCCGACGGTATCGATTTCACGACCGCCGATCTCGCGACGGAAACGCTTCCGAACGTAGGACTTACCGGAAACTCGGATTCGATTCTAGTCGGAGGGCGGTTTTCTCTCTCGCTTCGTTGCGGGACTGTCGCCGGGGGCGACGCTTCTTTTAAATATCAAACCAGCGTCGACGGCGATAACTGGCGTGACGGCGATACATCAATCGCCGCGCTTGCCTCCGATCAAGACCAAGTCATTACACCTCCCGAGCTTGCCGAATACGTTCGTCTCGTGATAACCGCGAACACCTTAACCGACGGAATCGAACTCGACGCCCGACTTATTTCTTAATGGCTCATCAATTTATTATCGACGACCGAACGGGCGCACTTTACGCCGATTTTACCGGGCGCAAAATCACAAGCGCGGCGGAAGTATTACAGGCCGAGCGCGGTCTTAATCCCGAGATCCAGGTATTCCTTGTCAACGTCCCGACCGACTCGGGCGCGATCACCGGGCAAACATTAACCGACGCCGATCTTTCTCTTGCCGTCGGCGCAATCGCCGCGCCGGATACGGGAACCATCAAGTTTACATTTTCGAGCGAATCCTCGTCCGCCTTAAACGTTGAGACATTAAACGCGGGCGTCGTTGCGGCGGCTCTAAACGGACTCGACGCAATCCAAACGGCGGGAGGCGTGTCGGTTGATATGCTCGC